TCATCCGGTCGCTCGCCAAGGGCAAGTGGACGGTCGAGCAAGACATCACCAAGTAGGAGATCCCGATGGGCACCGTGACAATCAGCGGCACGACCTTCGAGATATACGGCCTCGCCACGGACGCCAATGATTACTTCAAGGCGCATTCGGATGCGGCGTCGTGGACCGCAGCCAGCACGACCGTGAAGAACCAGGCCCTGGTCACGGCTGCGCGATCATTCGATCGGCAGCGATGGGCGGGGGTTGCCACCGACCTGGTGACGCCGCAGCCGCTCGCCTGGCCGCGTACTGGGTTGACCGATCGCGAGGGTCAGCCGGTCCCGTCCGGCGCGATCCCGCAGGACGTGCTCGAGGGCAATTGGGAGTGGGCGCTGGCCGTCGTCATGGACGGAGCCGTGGCCGGCGAGACGCCGGGGACGAACACCAAGCGGGTCCGGACGCGCGAGAAGGTCGATGTGATTGAGGTGGAGAGCGAGACCGAGCTGTTCAAGAGCACGGTCGGCCAGACGTCCCGCTTCCCGACGGCGGTGATGGAGCTCATCGGGCTCTGGCTCGAGGGGGGCGACGCCTCGCTCTCGTTCGTCTCAGGCACGGACGTCACGAGCGGCTTCACGACAGACGACACTGACTTCGGATTCTCGTCGCCAGGGGCCGACGGCGGGAGCAACGCTTGAGAATCACCCAGGTCCGGAGCCCGAAGGACGCCGCCTGGTTCGTCGCCGACCAGCTCGCCCACGGCCTGATCGGCTGGGTCCCGGTCGCGCTCTTCGCTCGGCGATGGCAGGACGTGGCGATCGCCGCCGCGATCATCCTGACGATCCGCGAGGGAGAGCAGGCCCGCGAGACGCTCGAGGAGTGGCTGGAGGTCCGGAAAGACCGAGGAGCCTACGCGGAGGTGCGGAGCACGATCCTCTGTCTGCTCGACGATCTCCACCTGCCGGATCGGGTCACGGACGTCTCCCTCGGGACGCTCGCCGCGGTCGGCTGGTGCTGGCTCTGGCCGTCTTGGCTCTTCTGACAGAGGGACTAGGCTAGAGGAGGGGGACCGCGGATGAGCTTTGCGGCCGAGATGGTCACGCTGCCGGGCCCTGGGCTCAACCAGCTCGGCCGGCTCGTCGGGGTACTCGAGGCCGCGGAGCCGCGCGTCCGCCGGCGCTTTCTCCGTCTCGTCCGCGATACCCAGGCGCTGATGCAGCTCGAGCAGATCGCCACGCTGCTCGAGACCGGCCAGGTCATCGAGGCGCTCGCGATCTCCGAAGACATCGCCCCGGGCCTCGCGGCCACTCTGGAACAGGTCTACGCCGCAGCCGGTCTCTCCGCGGCCGAGGTCATCCGGAGCCAGTCCGACACGCTCTTCGAGTTCAACGCCGCCAACCGGCGCGCGGTCTCGCACCTCCAGGAGACCCGGCTGCGGCTTCTAGTCGAGTTCACCGGGGAGCAGCGAGCGGCCACCCAGGTCTTCCTGCAGAGCGCCTTCGAGCGTGGCCTCTCTCCCATCGAGCAGGCCCGGGAGCTCCAGAAGAGCATCGGGCTGACCCGCCATCAGTCTCGGATCATCCAGAACTATCGGCGGAACCTAGAGCAGCGATCGACGGCCGCGCTCACGCGAACGCTCCGAGACCGCCGATTCGACTCGACCGTGGCCCGCGCGATCCGGACGGACACGCCCCTATCGGCCGCGCAGATCGACCGGATGGTGGACCGCTACAGCGAGCGCTGGGTCCGATTCCGAGCCAACACGATCGCGAAGACGGAGAGCCTGGCTGCGGCTGGAGCGGCCGATCTCGAGGCGTGGACGCAGGCCGTTGACGCTGGGGTGATCGACGAGGAAGACATCACCCAGGTATGGCGGACGAGCCTCCGCGACAATCGGCGCGACAGCCACCGGGCGATGGAGGGGCAGAAGCGGAAGCTGCGGGAGCCATTCACATCGGGCGCAGGGGTCGCTCTCCGCTTCCCAGGCGATCCCAGAGCGGGCGCAGCCGAGACGGCCAATTGCAATTGCGTCGTCGCTCGGGCCACGAAGCAGGACGCGATCAGCCAGCGCTCGCCTCGGGCCGCGACCCCCGGCACGCTCACTCCGGCGGCTGAAGTGGTCGCCGCCTGATGGCCGGCCAGATCGCTGTAGACGTCCGGGTCCGAGCGAAGCTCCCTCGATGGTTTCCGGCCTTCCTGCGCGCGGTCTGGCTGCTCCGCTACCTCGGCTGGAAGCCCTCGGATGGCACGGCCAGCCGTATCGCCGCCTGGGTCGCCCGCCACAGCGATGTCGAGGTGCTCGAGGGCGCTCCCAAGGTCCGGCCGGCCGATCAGGACAATTCGCCCCCAGGATTGGCCCGATTGCCCTAGTTGCCTATGATCCCAGCCGAACGCCGCCACGAGGTCAGGCCCCTGCCGTGGCGGACCAATTCAAGACCAGCTTCTCAGTCCTCAAGGTAGACACCAAGCTCGGCCTCGTCTTCGGCTGGGGAATCGTCTGTTCCAAAGGCGGCCGCCCCTACCACGACCTGGACGGCGAGCGGGTCACGCCTGTCGAGATGCTCAAGGCCGTCACCGAGTTCGGTCAGAACGCGGTCAGGCCGACCGACGAGATGCACGACGAGAAGCCCGACGGCTCGGTCGTCCACTCGTTCCCCGTCACCGACGAGATCGCCAAGGTCTTCGGCCTCACCTTTGAGAAGGCAGACGACCCGAAGCAGGTCACCGAGGGCTGGATGGTCGCGGTGAAGCCGTCCGCGGACGTGCTCGAGAAGTTCGATGACGGGACCTACACCGGCTTCTCGATGGGTGGCACCGTCGAGGGATGGACGGACGAGACAGAGGCGGCAGCCTGATGCGGACCGCCCCGGGAACGAATCCGGTTGCTCTCACCGGGCTCAAGATCGACTTCCTGTCTCCGGTCACGAGGCCAGCGCACGAGGGAGCGGTCGCGCTCCTGATGAAGCGCGCTGACTACGATGAGCCCGCAGAGAAGCGCTACGGCACAGGCGGCAAGAAGAAGCGCCGACGGAAAGGTCAGAAGGCTCTCGAGGAGCAGCGGGAGGCGATCCGCAAGCACGACCACTTCGGCCAGCTCGAGAAGTTCGACGAATCGCCGCCGGTCGTAATGACCGGGAGTATCGACGGCCACTCGCATCTCGTATTTATGCGCGCTCGCGCTGGAGAGACTACTTGGCAGACCTCGGCTGGATCCGAGAGCGGCCACGATCATCCCTGGATGCTGACGCAGGCAGGCGATGGGACGATGACAATCGAGATCGGCGACTCAGAGGGCCATAGCCATACCGTCGATCAAACCGCGCTGAACGCCGCGTTCGCGGCAGCCGCGCTCAAGCTCGACGACACCACGGAGGATCCGATGCCGAAGACAGACCCGAAGACGACCACGAAGAGCGCCGAAGAGATCGCGGAGCTCGAGACCAACCTGGAGCTCGCTCGCCTGCACGGCAGTCTGAACGACGGAGAGCGCTCGCACTTCGACACGCTCGGCACGACCGAGAAGACCGCGTTCGTGATGAACAGCCCCAAGGAGCGGGCAGCCAAGATCAAGAAGGCCGCGCCCGCCGGTCCCATCCAGGTCTACAAGGACCTGGACGGTCACGTGTTCACGGACGAAGACGACCCGCGCCTGGTCGCAGCGGCCAAGCGAGCCGACGATGCCACCACCGGACTGGCGAAGGCCAAGGGCGACCTCGAGCAGGAGCGCCTCGAGAAGCGAGCCGCGGAGACGTTCAAGCATCTGCCTGGCACGCCGAAGGCCCGCGCCGCTCTGCTCAAGAGCGTCGAGGCCATCGAAGACGAGGGCGAGCGCACCGAAGCGCTCGCGGCCCTGACCGCAGGCGACCAGGCGATCGCTGCCGGATTCGACGAGCGCGGAACCGCTGGCGGCACCGATGTCGGGACCGGGAGCGAGGGCGACAGCCCGACCGCCAAGCTGAACAAGATGGCGGCCAAGTACGCGACCGACAACTCCGTCACGGAGGCCGTCGCCTTCAGCAAGGTGCTCGAGACGCCGGACGGAAAGCTGCTCTACAAGGAATCAGTCCGGCAGTAGCGGCTG